TTGTCTCTATATATGGGGGGATTAGGAATAGGGATCGTAATCTTTTTTATACCCGCCCCTGCGGGGCCGCCGCCTGCGGCGGGGTATTTGACAAGGATCGTAATCCCTAGTATACTTATAGTATTGAATCTGGCCTTGCAGTCATTGATTCAATATTTGGGATCTGGTTACCTTTCTGGCCAGGTCCCAATTTTTATGGTTTGATATAGTCTAAACTTTCAGCGGGGGCTACGGTTTGAGGGTTCTTAATGTCTTTTTCAAAAAATGGGCGGGGATTCAAAGATACACATCAAACCTAGTATAAGAGACATAAGGTTTATATAATACAAGGTTTGGGGATATAAGGTTTGGGATCGTAATGGTTTTTTAAGGTTTGAGATGTCCAGATTGTCTGGTTTGATATGATATTACCCGGGGGGCCTAAAAGGATCTTTAGGGTTTTTTATCTGCTTTGAAAAGAACCTCGTCTAAATCTTCAAACCCTGTATCCTCAACCTCAACGGATGCTAAAAATAAATCAAATGTTTCTGCTACATACTTAGCCCCATCAGGTCTTATATCGCATAGCCCCTCATTAGCAAGATAGGCTAATGGCAAACCAATATCATTGAACTCAAAGAATTGGTCTGCTTCCTCATCATCTTGATATCTAACATAGAACTCTCCTAGTATTACTATCTTATTAGAAAAGTCTGTCGTCATAGTGTCCTCCCTGTTGGTAGTATTCTCTTACTTCTTTATTATACCTTGCCGATTCTAAAATCTCAAGTGCTCTTGAATAAGGCACATAGGGAATAGCGGTTGCCAAGTAGTAGCCAACTGCCTCTAAGTCTAAAGAAAAATCAGATACGAGTGTAGAAATCTTTTGGGCAACCTTCTCCTCTTTTGTAGGTGTAGCGTTGCGTTTGATTCTATACATAGTTCCTCCCATTGTATCAAATAAGTAGGGAGAGCGCAAGCCCCACACCTGCGCTCTACCCTTATATCACGTGAGGGACCCCACCCCACGCATTCAGCCTAGGTCACCACTCCAGGCTCTCAGTTAAACCTTTAAACTTAAATGATAATTAATAAAACTATCAAACTCATGAATGCCAGTTTCATCTTCTACAGTCTTATTAATTAAATCAATAGTGATATCTGGATGGTCTCCACCATAGTCCATACCGTGGCCATTACTGGCCCATAGACCAAAACCTGTCTCCTCTGTCCACTGGTCCCCAATCAGCTGAGACACAATGATACGGGTTGCATAGGATGTGTCATTCCGCCTAGGTTCTGCAGCCTGTAGTGCACGGGCAAGGTTAACAAATCTATCATAGCCACCCCAATGACTGTATAAATTTACAGATAAGTCTTTATCTTGTTTGATTGTGTAGACGATTCTATCTCCCACTATTCATCATCTCCTACAAATTCGATAACAACTCTAGCAACTCGTCCGTCCTCATTCATTTCAGCATAGACAGGATAGAGCCCGTCGCCATAGCCAGTTGAGAACACTACAGCGGTAGCCATACCTAACTCGCCATAGCCTTTTGTTATGGTAGCCTCACAAGCCCCAAGATAACTATACTCTCCTACTTTTTGTTTATGTAGTTCAAAGTCCTCAGCCTCATCATTCCAAGGCTCCCACTCATCAAGATAGCAAGGGTCGCCTACCATGGCTTGCCCACTATCAACAGAAAAATGTCCAATAAGGGTCATTTCTTTAGTATCCATTTCTTTCCTCTCCTTTGGTGTTTATGTCAATTCTATCAAAATCCAGCGGTAATGTCAATTGCTGATAAATCCCTAATAGATCCAACTGTTGTTTTGCCTTTAATACATCTAATGATTCTATTATCATGTACCGTCCCTTTCTGCGATTGCAAATGACAAGTCATATGTTAGTTTATATAGATTTGTATAAGCGTCTAGCATACCTTCACAGTATGTCCTGTTCATTGAATCCATGGCCTCACCTGAGAGCTCTTCTATATCTGCAGCAGCCTCTAATGAGCGTTCAGCCTCCAGCATAAGATTTTTAAGCTCTCCATGTATGACATCAAGGCCTGATGAGCCCAGGTCAATCTGTTTCTGTAGATTGTCGTTCATCTCTTTCTCTTTCCTCTCCTATTTGTATAAAGTGACGGGTAGCAATAATCTGCCCACCTAACCAGTTAAACTCAAAATCTAATTCAGCATAGTCTTTAGAATTCATATCTAATGATTCCATTTGTTCTTTTACATATTCCTGGTCTTGTTCAATACTAACAAGATGTAGCTTCATATATTCTATCAAATAAGAACTCATTAGTCTACCTCAATATAATATTGGTCATCAGGATTCATATTGTAGAATTTATTAAATGCCTGTTTAATTTCTTTAGAATCAGACAATGAAGCAAATTGATAATCTGCATACAATGTACCCTCATCTAAATTAGAATCCATCCATTCAGTAAATAGATGTTCTGATATTGCTTGTATCTCATAATCAATAACCATTTGGTTAATGTTTGCTTCCTCTAGGAAACTCATTTGATTTGGTCCCTTCTGTATTCTGGTAGATGTGCTTCGTCTAAGTATACTTTATGGGTATCACATTCTGCAACTGCCTCTAGGTCTGCCTCGCCTAGCCAGTTACACGATTCACATATCTGACCACATTCACTCTCACAATAATCTAATGTGTTGGTTGCTTCGCAATCTCTGCACATATTCTCATATCCAGAATCAGAAATCATTTCACCACGCAAGAACTCACACTCACCACCCCAACCTGTCTCTTCCTCATAAGATAAGGTAAAGAGCAATGTTGGATACTGACTAGATAGTTTAGCAATAGCAGGCATTGGCGGCGACCAAGCGGTATTAAAATTATAATAAACAACTAGATTCTCTCCATTAGGAGTAGGACCTTCCATATATGTATCAGGATGTTCATTATCAGAAGATACAGCAATTTCCCATTTAGTTCCCCAGTTGCGGACATTCCATGAATACCAGTCATTGCCTTTGAACTGCATGGCTTCTTCAATTGGTAATTTATGGTCAGGCTGCCCTGAATACTCATACTCAGTAACACCGTCTTCAATATAGTTATAGATATTATAGAATGCAAATACAGGATTTGGATAAGTAGTTAATTTCTTTTCCATTTGTCCAGTCTCCGTGTTCCATGAATCATGGACCATTTTGAATGGTTTATTAAGTTGTGCTACAAGGTCATTAACCTCTGACGGACTACCTTCTATAGTAAGTCCACTAAATACCCAATTAGGCATGGGGGTCCTTTCTGTTTGTCGTAATACCATTTTCCCAAAATCAGGGAATTCTGTCAATCTGTCGTAAAGTGATTTTGGTCACACCTTTCCCTCTACCCTCGTGGATTGGCATTCCATGCACTTAGGATCTATAGGATCGTAGTACTCTTTATAGCCAACATCCTCCAACTCACCTGCGGCAGTATATGTGGCCTCGTTATAGGAATTCTCCATGAATGAGAACCTAGTTACATTATTACAATCTAAACACTTAGGCATCTGCACCCATCTCCCATGGCTCTACTTTATAGTTTGCACATATTTGCTCAATGCAATCTTCAAGTTCGGTAAAGAATAGGCCACCTTCATTGTCGTCAAAATGACTAATCATGTTGTCAGTTATCTTGAATTCCCATACTATTTTCATTGGACATGTCCTTCTGCTAACAGACCTTCAAAGAAGTCCCATATTATTAGTAATTGTTTATAGTTTTGTTCATCCCCTTGGTTTTTGGCAGTATCAATAGCCCAAGTCAAACTATTACCAAATGCTTGTATATCTTGATATGTATAACCTAACATAATTACCCTTTCTGTGGTAAATATATTGTAGCAAATTTTGGGGAAAAAATCAAACTATCGTAAAGAATTTTAGGTAAAAATATCATGGATCCCGGGGGGATTTTAAAAAAATTGAGCAGTTTATACTCTTACTCAGGAGTTGAATTAGATTAAACTAATTCTAAAGTATTTTTTACAATACCTAGCAGACGATTTTTTTCTGCTGTAATTGTCGCATCAAAACCAGAAGCAGCAGCAAGTAGAGATTCGTTAGAATTACCACGAGCAGACCTGTGCCAATCAAGGCGTTCAGTTAGAGCATTGAAAGCACCCCAAGCGGTATTGGCAATCATGCCATTAAACTCGCCTGTGTAAATATCATTGATTAAATCAATTTTATTTTCCCACTTCTTTGATGAGCCTTTAGAATCTTTATCAGGCTTAGGATAAGCAGCAAGAACAATATCATTGAACTGTTGCGCTGTGATTTCTTTTTCAATCATAGCCTTAGCCATAACATCAAAAGAATCCATATAAGCATTAGCAAGACCAAGGGCCTCACGAGCAATTTGGACTTTACCATTAGCGGTCTGTGTGTGGCGAATCTTGAAAGATTGCTTGATTTTATTCTTCTTAGAACCAAGCGCAAGATTAAGAGTGTTAGCGCATACAACACGCACTGGTGTGATACTTGCTTGAATAGCAATAGAGCCATCATGTGATGTATTGATAAGTAAATAAGTTTTTACCTTATCTGCCACACCATTAGGGTCTAATACTGTTTCACGCTCAAGAGCAAGAGAGCCAAATACAACACGCCCTCCACGAATAGAGCCAGCGGTTTCCCATCTGCCTCCACCATCTAGGATATTATCACCAAATGAGAATAAGTCCTCATTTTGTAAAACATGATAACGCTCACCAACAACACCTAAAATATCTGTCTGAGAGTTATTTGTAGGATTTGTCCTAACAACATACTGATATTCTTTATCTGATGATAAAGTATTTGGAATCTCAACATCAACTAATCTAACATTCCAATTATTTAGATTAGCAGCAGCAAGCATTTCTGCTGTGGTTTTTTCATCTGTGAATACTGTGCCTAGACCATGCCAAGCAGGCTCACGCAATGAAGCAAAAGAAGCAACGCCATTTTGCGTTTCTAACTCATGTGCCATTTTTATTTCCTTTCTATTTGTTTAGACAATCATATCAGGTGGGTCTGACAATGTCAATTCATACTATTAAGAATCTGGGCAAAACGGACATCGTTCTTAAACTTGACAAAAGATCTTTTTGCCCCCCGGGATTTTGGAGAGCAGTTTTAAGACATGCTCAGGTCTTGGATAGCCCCACTATCACACGTTATAGATATTATCTATCTCAACACCTACTTCTCCGTCATATGAATTTAGTTCAGCATAAACATTTAAGTCAATGTCGCTAACCTCAAAATTAGCAACTTCATCTAACGGAACTAATATTGTTCCTGTGATTGTGGCGGTAGCCTCAAACTGAATTTCCTTAGTAGGATTAAATCCAAAGATACTACAAATATCAGCAACGATTTCCTCTGAACCCATATCAAGGTAATCAGGTAGGCGACTTTCTAACAGACCTACTCCCTGAGTATATCTATTAAGTTCTCGTCTTTCTCTGCGGTGTTGATGTAATTCCCACTCAAGGTCGCTAACCTTTACTGTGGGATACCAATTTGTATAGTCTGTTTGGTGTGCCTCAGAATCAATAATCTTATAGGTCACGATTTGATTTGGGTTGTAGTGGTTTGGCACTACTATTTCATTAGTTGTTTCTGTATTCATTTAAGAGTTCCTCTCCTACTGTATCCATTTCTTTAATGGTATCCATCATATCGTTTAACTGTTCCTCTGTCAATAGTGCGTGGGTCACTAAGGTTGTTGTCATAGCAGAGAGCATAGCGGAATAGTTATACATCTCTTTGATAAAACTTTCATCATCTACTTCATTTCTGATACTGACAATGTGTTTCACAATTTCCATTATCATGTCATCATGAACTGCGTCTCTTGACGCTTCTTGTAATTTAATAGCGGTTGCTATCATGGGGCGTTCCTTTCTTTTGGTTATACCCAAGTCTATCAAAAATATAGGAAAAATACAAATCGTGTCTTAAACCAGCTATGTGATCATTATCACATTTCCCGGGGGGCGCAAAAAAAATAAGCAGTTTTAGTTCATGCTTAGGAACTGTATGCCTCGCTATAGCACTGGCAGGGACATTTGGTTGTGGCTGGGGGAATTCCGATTACACACCCGAAACCAGCCACAATTCTATTAGTGTGTTTTTACCATAGCAAATCTTGTTTGATTATTTGCCAAGCGCAACATTACTTTAGTGACATTACGAGTTTGTGGGACAAACTTTTCAATGCGACCTGTAATACCTGTTTTGCTTGTTGTAAATAAATCACCAAGTTGGTATCTGTATCCTCCAAGTGTCATTTACTTTTCCTTTCTGTTAGGGGTTTTTGTTGAGCAGTTTTAGTTGTCATACTCAGGACATTTAGCGTTTGCTAATTATAGATAACGAGCGATAGCATTATAGGTGCTAGTGCTAACTACTTCCTCATCTGTCATTTTGAGAATACGAATTGCGTTCTCAATTTCATCTACCATTTCCTTGTATTGCCACTCATTGTAAGTGTCAAAATCTTTCTGAGGTTCATCAGGTAGAACTATACTTCCACTAGGTAAGTTGAAATCTACATTTATAGTGCCATTGTAGCGAACATTGGCAGATAAATCTGTTGCCTTGCTTATTTGAGCAAGTGCTAACTTTCCTACTTCTTTGTTGTATTTCTCTTGCGCCTTTGAGAACTTTTCCTCATTGACTTTTTGATTAGCCTTATCCTTTTGGATTTGGGCTAGTTTTGCTTCTAGAGCCTTTATGACTTTAGTTGTAGCGATTTTTACGCTAATTGCTTTTCCTCTTGACATAATTACCTTTCTGTGTAATTTATTGGTGGGCTATTATTTTAGCATTTTTAGGTGGGATAGTCAATTTGGCTACCCCACCCATTTGACTACTTAGATTTCCAAGTTGTCCAACGAGTTGCGCCATTTACATCAAGTTTAACGCGAACTGTGTCCTTGTTGGTTGGCACGATTTCTTTGATAACACCTGTCACCTTAGACTTCTGTGAGGTGTAAGTGTCGCCGACCTTGTAAGTTGCTACTGCTACTGACATTGTTTCTCCTTTGTTAGTTGTTTTTTCATTACTGTATTATTATCGCATTTTTGGTATTTATTGTCAAGTCCTATACCCTAAAAATCTCATTATTTGAGATTTGTGAGGTAAGTCACTAATTGCCCATTCCCGAAAAAACTAGCAGTAGGCATGTGACTCCTAAGATTATTAGTAATTCCACGATTCCCCTTTCTGTCCTTGATTTTATCATTTTGCGGGGGTATTGGTCAAGTCCCCCTAGATCCTACTTCTTCTTAGCAGAGAAAACTATATTAGCCTTGTTATCAATACATAGAGAGCAGACTACGCAAGCAGAGCCCTCTTTAGATATTAGTGGAATAGCCTTTTTATTTTCAGGGCATTTAGCTCCAGGCTTACCTATCATCTCTTTCATATCTGCCTGACCAATTGCGAAGGTATCAGCAAGGTATGCTAATTTAACTCCAGTATCTTTATTTAATTTAATAGCAATTTTTTTATTCTCGCTATCTGTGGAATAGTATAGAGATAGATTATCAATACCCTTAAGAATATTGACCGCAGAGGCTACTCTTGTATATACCCAAAACTTTATATCAGAATTATTAAGGATGATATGCTTCCAGGCGAAGGCATAAGTATCATTGAAAAAGTCTCCGTCCCAATGGATACGAAATAATTTAGGAGCATTGCGCTTATCACAATCAGCCTTAAAATCATTTATCATATCTTGCAATAGGTCTTCCATAGTATCGTGGTCAGCGTCTTTTAATAAATTCCAATTATGAATTAGGTTTTCTCTTACGCCTTTATATACTCTTTCAAGTTTTCCTGCGTAGCAAACACTTTCACAAACACTAGTGGCACCAGGGCACGAGTAAGCCTTGCCAGCAGGCAGTCCAAAAGTGTTGGCGATTGTTGCGGTTTTTCCATTGGGTGATACGGCATTAGCGACCTTTCTATCGTTAGAGCGTTTTAGTTTCATAGGGGTCCTTTCTTACTTCCTAGAATAACATTTTTTTAATCTTTTGTCAATTTTTTATGCTTGGTTTTGCGGGAATAAATTTTCTTGTTCCTTAATGGCGTGGCAGCAGAAGACCTACGTAATTCCATTAATCTACGTAATTCTTCTCTAGGTTTTTTCCACATAAAATAATCTTATCATAAAAATATCATAAAAGCAAATCGGACAAATCGGGCGCCCCGGGGGCTTTTATTCTAAAATATACAATTCAAATTTTTCATTATCAAAAATTTCAACATCTTCTTTTTCATCAAACTCATTATCAATGACAAGAGCGAACCCATCTTTAGTTGGAGTAATTGAAATAATTTTTACAATACCAATAATGCCTAAACCAATTAGATCTCCTACTTCTAATTGGTCAGCATTAAGAATATCTACAAATCTGTAATCCATAGAAATTAGTGTATCAGACATTTATTTACCTGATACCCTTCCGTCACGATAAAAAATCTTAGTAATCATTTTACCTGATGGCTCTGAAAAATTGTAGGTTGCGTATTCATTAGCAAATCCCCAATCCTTTATTTTATCCCACTCGCCAACTGCGCTAATTGCGTCAGAATAACGACCAACCCAATAAGGGGCTTTATCGTTATCATAGGTTGCGGTAATTGCGTATAAGTATTCCATTTTAGTATTCCCTTTCAATAAGCCACGCATTTAGGTGGTGTTGCTCAATAATAGCCCAAGCAGGGGCGGTAGTCAAACCCTTATAGGTTATTCCTTCAGGCATAGGTATTTCTAAATCCCAAAGTCCAGCGTCATTAACTGCGTCTATGGCTTCAACGCAAGGAGCAACCATAGAGCGGGGAACGGGCGGGTAATGATTAGCAGATAGGTGAATTGCTATCTGACTTTCAATTTCAAGATTATCAGCAAGGGCTAAATCGTGAGCAAAAATACTTCCCATTTTAGTTAGCCTCTCTACTAGCAAAGATACTGAGATTATAGAAATCTTTAATTAGTTCAGGCTCGCTTAGCAAACCATTATCCCAAATTACATCTCCGTCATCATCTAAGATTAGTTCATAGGGATTACACTCGCAAACCTCAAAATCAAAATCCTCGCCAATTCCCCAATACAAATTACCTTTACCCTCGCAAGCATTACAATTGCGAATTGTGTTTAACGCGTATTCTACTTTATCCATTTTTCTTTCCTTCTTTCTGTTTAATACTGTAAGCCTATCAGATAGGGCTGACATTTCCAAATCTGCCACGCCCTGTCCGATATGTCCGTTTTGTCCTACCAAGAACTCTGATAGTAGAAAGACAATTCCTCAAACTCAGGCAGATTAATTAGCCTTCTCAATTGCTTTCTAGTATCCTCAATATCTCGCCAATACCACTCATCAATATCTGTTCCACCAAAGAAAAATCCTTCTGTTGGCGGTAGCAAATTAGGGTCCTTATTAGTTATAGCCAAAGCACAAAGTGTTTCTAATTCTCTTATCTTAGTATTGGATACATAGTATTCTCCACAATTATCCTCGCCACCTTGAATATTCTTTACAAACCAATTGTGTATCTGATTACACTTGCGCCAATAGCAGACATTTACTGACACATCTACACCATAGATACCTTCTCTATCTGCGAGGGTAGCCAAACCAGCACTATCTACTACATTATCCCATTGTGGATAAGTAGCCTGTGAATACTTAGTATCGCTATCACGATCAAGTAAATCCCAATTTACTTTTTTAATGTGCTTTCTAGCACTCATATACATATCTAATCCCATTTTACTGTTCCTTCTTTCCAAAAACATTTTCCATTATATTTAAGTTTTCCTCTGTTAGAAAACTCTGTGCGCTTCCCCATAAGCCATAAATATAGTTATCACCATATTTTTCTTTAGCTAATTTTTCAATATTAGCAATTCTTTCCATTTTTTCAATAACTGTCATTTTAGTTATCCTTTCTTTATTTTCAGGCTTCTAGCCTATCATTTTCTACTGACAAAATCAAATTAGACACGCCCAAAAACTGTGAGAAAATTCACAAGCCCCGTAAAGTGCTACGTAATTCACATTGTGGATAACCCTGTGGATAACCCCCCCGGGGCCTTGCAACTCTAACTATTTAAATTAAAGTTGCAATTTTGAAATCAAACTTTTATTTGATTCCATTTCATTTCAGCATTTTTTTTTCGCAATTCTCTGTTTTCATTTTCTAATTTTCTAAGTGTAATTAGTCCGTGAAATGTTATTCCAATTAAGCCAACGAGAGCAATTATTATTGCGATTACATCAGTTGTTAAAAGTGTCATACGGGAATTAGTCCTATCTCATCAACACCGCAAGCCTTCTCAAATCTTGCGAAGTCAAATCTATCATTGTCAGACTTGAAAAATTGTGAAAACTCCTCTACCAAATCCTCAAAAACTTGCGGGTGGATTTCCTCGCTGAAACCTTTTAGAATTTCAGCGGTTTTGACATAGTCTTTTCGTGTCATCATTAGTTAGACCCCTCATCTAATAGAATAAATGCGTGAGTTCCACCATTATTTATTTTAGTTAGTGCTATTAGCAATTCATCTTTAGTTAGAAATGAAGCGTCACCTACCAATTCGGTTAGTGCTTGAATATTTAATTCAGCAAATGCGCCAGCAGGCAGGCTCTCAATACTAGATAGAAATGGAGAGTCAGAATAAACTCTTGAAACGAATTTTACTCCGTTAGTTGTAAATGGGAAATCTTTATAGGTTGTGTTAGTCATAGTTAGTTTTTACCTTTCTTGGTGTTTGTGTTATTTACTATTTTAGCGATTTTCTCTAAGTTTGTCAATTCTTGCGCCTTGCGCTGGCTCTCAATAAGAGCCTTGAATTCGTGTAGTTTCATTGGAGATTACTCTCCAACTTTAACTGCTAGGGTAGCCCAATAATCTCGGGAAGCAAATCTGAAGCGAATTGCGTAGGCTTCATAGCCCTCAGATAGATAGACATTATCTCGCTTCTCAGCGTAGTTAATTTCTCCACCCATAAATCTCCTGCTCATAGAGCGTGGATAGTAGAACTTGCCAACTAGCAAGTCTGGAATTGAGTATGATTTCATTTTAAGTTATCCTTTCTAAGATACTTTCTAATAGTTCTATTATTTCATTTTTTAGCGTAAAAGTCAAATTAGACCCACGCTTGGTGAGTGTGAGGTTAATCACACCTTCCCCCTAGTTAGGGAGAATGTCTATTCCGTAGTATTCTACGGCTTCAACTATGTTAGTCATACCCTTATACTCACGACAAGATACGCATACCGCGTTCCAACGATCATAAGTAGCTGAGCAGAATACGCAGATTTTATCTTGAAAATTAAAGTTATTTTCAGTTAAGTATTCTATTACTTGATTTTTATCTAGTGTAGTCATTTTCTGACCTACCTTTCTTTTTAGTGTGTTAATTTATTTGCTCTTATCTTATTTGCTAGGCTCACCTTTCGGATTATTTGCTAGGCTCATTTAAGAGGCTCATTTAACACTATTTATTTTTTCTTATACTAGAATTATAACAGGGGGGTCTGACATTTTGAGAGAACAAATCAGGATAAATCGGACATTCTGAAAAACTATTTTTGTGATAGTAGTCACAAATAAACTATGACAAATCGGACACCCCCCGGGGACCGACACGCCCGAACGCGGGGGTGGGAAAAGTGTGACCAACACCACAAAAATACTTTGCGACACGCCGTGTTTAGATTTGATTTTGTCGGTCTGCTCTGTTATACTTCCCGTATTAGATAGTTAAAATATAACTACTAAACGAAAGGTAAAAACTAAAATGATAAGCGATTTTTTTGGAAATACATTGGACTCAGTGTCAGACTTCTTTGGAAATATTACAGACTGGGCAGATGATGCTTTAGCAAGTGGGCCATGGCCAGCATTTATTGGCGTTGCCATATGCGTGATTATAGGTATAGCCACCCTTTAGGGTGTGACCTAAATCACAGGGATTACCCCACAGACACCCCCCAAAATGTCAGTGGCAACAGATAGAATTACAGGTATAACAAAAAGAAAGGTTAGGTAGCAAAAAATGCTAACACTAAATTACACAGTATCTAAAGAGGATACTATACTTACAACATCAGATAGGCTGATGATAAATGAGCGTCAAATAAATGACCTTATGGATAGCCTAGTGGCTTACGGATTTACAGTAGAGGCTATGTCAGTAGCCCCTGCTACACTTTAAGAATTAAGAAAGGATAAACTAAAATGATAAACGCAATAGAAAGAATAAATTGTGATGAGTGTTATGGACACGGACTTATTTTCTACGGAGATGAGAACAACTATGACACAGAACCTTGCGAGTGTGTATGACCTACACACTAGAGCAACAACTGCGCCTAGCGTGGATAAATAAAAATGGTAGCCCCAAAGGTTATCACCAAGCAACACAACAACAGAAAGAACAGGTGTTAAATGAAAATAACGATAACTAGTATGAGTGGCAAAGAAATGAAAATGGATTTGCCTACTAAAGAAAATGTCTATTACTTTATAGACCTATACAAAAAATCTCTAAAGAAAAATCAACGAGTAAAAATTACTTGCGATTTATTAGGTATTGACGGATATTTACAAGGCACTGCTTCTAGTAAATAAACCGCTATAAATAGCCCTAGTGCGATCTCTCCAATAGTGGTCGCACTATTTTTTTTATTTTATTTTTTCAAATCATGCATCATACACTTTAGCAAAATATTCAGATTTTCCCAAAATGAAAAATTTTTCAGATTTCGGGTATAATAAATACATGCCAAACCCCACACCCTGTATCCATGTATTTGAATATGTTCATCGTGAAACATGCCCCCATTGTGGGCGGTATACCCATGAACCCGATCATAACCTTAACTCTAAACTCTTTAAAGAATTCTACCTATCAGACGAACCTAAAAAATACATATGCCCAATAGATGGGGGAACCATAAGAGGCTGGTGGTCTATATAGATCTATTTTCCATATTTATTAATTATACTCAATATACCAATACATATACAAATAGCCAGAGACATGTTTATAACAAATTGCAACATATAGCCATTATATAGCAAAACTATACAAAAAACAATATATATGCTACAATTATATAAAAGGGAAAATATGGACATTCAAATTATAGACGATTTCTTAGATAAAGACAGTTTTGAAAATATCAAAAATACCATGCTTTCAGAAAACTTCCCATGGTTCTATGTGCCCAGAAAAACAAATGGTTATGACTTTAATGAGAATTTTCAGTTTGTTCATATTTTTTATATACGTCATTCAATAAACTCAAACCATTCTCAAATTCTTAATCCATTAATAGATAAAATTGATGCACTTGCTTTAGTAAAAATTAAAGCAAATTTAACAGTAAAAACCAAAGAAATTATTGATTATGGATATCATACAGACTATATAACAGATAGCAAACTTTATACAGCAGTTTACTATATTAATAGTAATAATGGATCTACTAATTTTGAAAATGGTCCAAGCGTAAAATCTAAAGAAAATAGAATAGTCATATTTGACTCTCAACTTCGTCATAGTGGCACTAGTTGTACAGATGAGCGTTTGAGAGTATTGATAAACTTGAACTTTTATAAAAATCCATCTAACTAGACAATTTATCTGGCATTGGATAAAGTCTATAATCTACAAAGAATAATTTTTCGGGGGACATTGAAAAACCAGGGTATATAAAAAACTACCACTTCCCAATCGGACATTTAGCTTCTTCTAAACTCGTCTTTAACTTCATAAAACAACCACACTTTCTACATTGTTCCGTACGAGGTTTAAAATATTCACATGCTCTACATATGGCTAATCTAGCTTCCTTTAATTCTTCGCCAGACCTTGGCTTATTTGGATTTAATAGATCCCAGGGTTTGACTTCACGTTCTTTATCCATACTTGCCATTATACATTACAAACCAGGATATTGACAATACTTTGAATATTTTATTCATATCTTTGTCAGGGATGGTTTGTTGTTCTTTTTGCGCTTCCCGCCGAAAAATATGTTATAATTTTATCACTATGACGCCAACAGACTGGGCAGGATTAACACTTACAATTCTAGGAATCCTAGGAACCGTCGGCGTAGTGATGAGGTGGATCTTGAAAAAATATGTAGAAGAGATAATGAGCGAACTAAGGCCAAATTCTGGATCTTCAATGAAAGACCAAATTACAAGGCTTGAAACCAAAACCGATAAACTCTATGATGCTATCTTGATTCACCTTGAAGATCACGCTAATAAGTAATCTATATATAGTATATCTTTTTTCTTTTAACTATTTACCCTCTTAATATTTAAGTATACACTATAAAATTTTCTTGTCAAGACTAAAATCAAACTTTTTTAAAAAATTTATCAAATTGTTACAAAAGTAAATAAAATAATGTTAGAATGAACGTGCTGGCGCTCTAGGTTGCTCTCTACCCACCCCCCACTGCCCCTAGAGCGTTCAGCCTTTTTATGGTATAATCAAACATTATGGCTGAAAAATCCTTTACCGTTGCAGATACTTCTAAATTTGGAGCAAATCCAGCCAACATTCAATGGAATATTGTTCGTGGCGATACGGCGACTCTAAATGTAGACTTTTTATATGATAATGAAATAACAAAATGGCCTACTACTACCTGGTCTTATAAGGCTACAGCCTATGATCCAAGCGGAGATGTTTTGGATGAATTGTTAACTACCGCCTCTACTGGTAGTGTTTCTATTACTGCCCCCGCTTCTATGACCTTGTCCTGGGGAACTGCCTATCAGTCGGTGGTAGCAGAACTACCATTTGACCTACAGGTAGAAATAGAAGATGCTGGAGAAAATACAATTTGGACTCCAATTGTTGGTACAATTAGAGTATTGGGTGACATTACTCCAGGAGGATCATTATGAGTTTACCTGCCGTTGTTAAAATTAAAGATACACGCACCGATGTTTCCCCTGTTATTAAGGTAAACGGAAAGATCTATAAGGTGTCACGTTAATGGCATTTCCAGCAACATATAATTTTAGTTACTACCGTGGAGATACAAACGAATTCGTAATTCGTCCAAAGAACTCTGATGGTTCTGCATTTGATCTTGATGGATATGATGCGGATTTCTTTATTGCTACCGCCCGAGGAGCAGCGACAAGCGTTGTTCAGTATGAAGCACAAGCCGTGGTTGATGATGTTAATAATTTAGTTACATGTACAATTTTGCCAGGTGTTGGAGAAGAACTTGCTCCAGGAACATATGTTTATGACGTGCAGATTGATTCTGGCGCAGCACTTGTATTTACACTTTTGACTGGAACAATCAGTGTGACGGAGCAGATCACGGGTGCTGTCTAATGCCAGAGGTATTGCTTAGTAATGACGATATTACTGTATTAGGACCACCGACAGAAATAGAATTACTTGTTGATATTGGTCCCGCTGGAATTCGTGGTAGTCAAGTATTTGTCGGCACTGGTAATCCAAACAGTATTGGAATTGGTCAGACTCCTGAGTTAAATGATTTATTTATAAATACATCTCCTGGTGCTGACTATGGGTATCTATATCAATACGTCGCAGAGCCAGGTGGAGACACTTGGATTGAAGTATTAAAATTAAATCCAACTATTTATTCTAAAAATTATTCTGCTACATTTTCAAGTGGTGTCGCTTCTGTGGTTATTCCTATTGCTGACATTACAGCAGCCGATACGGCATTCGTAGCAGATAACTTTAGCGTTCAGTACAGCATCGCTCACGACAGCCCTGTAGCCTCAGCAATGGCTATTCCAGCGCTAACAGGTGCTAATACTAGCAACCTAAGAATTAATTTAGAGGCTATGGAATATGCATCTGGTGCCTGGACCTCGTTATCAGAAGAAGTGGTTGTTCATCTTTTTATTACCGTTGTTGAGGCTGGAGAGTCATAAGAATGTGCTATAATAATTTGCATAAGGAGATCCCATGGCCGTAGAATCAATTGGTAGTATATACTCTGTAAATATCCCAGGTTTAACTGATGCTGCTGACATTCAAGCAGCGTTTCAAGCATATCATTATGGTGCTTATACATCTATTGCAACTACCGCTGGTATTGGTTCTGGTGGTTTAGCATATTGGCTTAAAGCAATTGATGATGACATTGCTTCGCTAGAAGCACGTCCATCATCTGGTGGAGATGCAACATCAAGTGCTCCAGTTGCTGGAGACTTTACCCCATCAGGAGTTCCAGATGGATATATTTGGGTTGATTTTGATGGATCAATGACAAGTTCTGTTATTGGCGCTACTGCAATTTATAATAACAATGCTCCCACATCTAATATTACATCTGGTGTTATCTGGGTAGATAAAGATGCATCTACTTCTACAACTGGAAACCCATTTATTCCAGCAGCAGTTATTGCAGCAAAGGGAGATTTGCTTGCAGGTGTTTCTAATGATACCGTCACAGTTTTGACAGTTGGATCAAATGGACAATATTTAAAAGCAGACTCAAGCACAACAAGCGGACTTGCTTGGTCAGATCCTGGAGATCTAACTGCAGTTTCTGCAGGTACTGGTATTACAGTTACAAATGGTGCTGGACCAATTCCATTAATTGCTATTGATACTGGCACTACGGTTGACCTGAGTACTGCTCAGACTTTAACAAACAAAACTTTAACAACACCTACCCTAAACAATCCTTCAGTAACAAGCGGAACATTTATTGGTGGCACATTTACATCTAATCCAAATATTATTGCGCCATTAATTTCAGCGGGTACCTCAGTAACAGTAACAGAAACATATCCAATATTACTTTCTCCAGAAGAGCGTTGGAATATAGCAGCATCATCTGCTGGTGGCACTGTAAATCTAGATGTATTAACTTCTGCTGTTTTGTATTATACAAACTCTTCAAGCTCTAACTGGGTATTAAATGTTCGTGGTAATTCTTCAACATCTCTTAATAATATTCTTACAACTGGTGATTCTATTACTACCGTTTTATTTGCAACAAATGGAACAACTCCGTTTTATCAAACGGTTCTTACCGTAGACGGTGCAACAAGCGGAGTAAGCGTTAAATGGCAAAATGGTGTTGCACCAAGTGCAGGAAACACAAGCAGCATCGATATTTATTCGTTTACAATTGCAAAAACAGCAAACGCTACCTTCACAGCATTCGGATCACAGACTAAGTTTGCATAAGGGGAATAATAGATGCCTATCATTGGTGGAAGACAAGCGGGCGTTAGAGGTCTTGGATTTCAAGGTGCTGGAAAGCCTAATGCTCCTACAATTAATTCTGTAACAGTTGCTAGTTCAACTTCAGTAACAATAACTTATACTTTAGGAGCAAATAATGGCGCCCCCATTACAACTATTGGATTTACTTCATCGCCATCAATTGCTTTAACATTTACAAATACAGATCTTGATGGTTCTATTGTTGTAACAGGATCTTATGTTGAAGGAACTGCATATACATTTACAATGACAGCGACAAATGCTGTTGGAACATCCGATGCTTCTTCCGCATCAAGTTCTGTTACACCTAATGCTATATATTCTTTATCACAAACATTCAACGCTTCTGGAGCGTATACAGTGCCATCAGGAACAACAAAAATTGCTACCTATGTAGTCTCTAGTGGTGCAGCTGGTGGCTCTGGTAACGCTGGAGGACATAACTTTGATAATTTTTGCCTTGGTGGTAGTGGAGGTGGAGGCGGTGCTGGTGGTGGAGCAGTAGCCTTTAAAGAGTATTCGGTAACCCCTGGTGATACAATCAATGTTACTGTTGGATCAACGTCTAATTTTGGAAACTTAGCAAGTGCAAGTAGAAATGCTCAAAATAGTAATGTTGGCGGATCTGTTACTCGTGCTTCCGTCAGTGGTGGCGGTGGTGGCGGTGAAACAAGGGCTAATGATCAGCAGTCTACTGGAGGAAGTTCTGGAAATTCTGGTACAGCGGGTGGAAATATCACTCTATCTGATAACAATATTTCAATATTGGCTATTGGTGGTGGCGGTGGTGGCGGTGGATCTGGTGGCGCTAGTATGAGAACTAACAGTGATGGATCCGATAACTTCAGCGTTGGTGGTGGAGGTGGAGGCGCTGCAGGATCTGGTGCTGGTAATGGTGGCGGTGGAGGTAGTGCTGGATTTACGGGTTTTACACTTTTTGCTAATTCTGGTGGCGGTGGAGGTACCGCTTCTGGAATAGGCGGCGGTGGCGGTGGTGGCGGCGGAGGCGGAGCGTCAAGATACAATGCAGCAGCTGGTGGTGGAGGTGGAGGAAATGGAAATGCTGGACAAGTTATTGTTTATAGAAAGTAGTACTATATGAATGAAATAACATACGGTTTTGTAGATAATAGCAATATCTTAATAGAAACTGCTGTTTGCGTTGAAAACGACATTGACACACTTGAAAGAATAAAAAATGAATTCAATGCATTTAATTATTATAAAATGAATTTAGAAAAAGAGTCAACAGAACTAGGTATTGTTTATTGGACAGGCACTAGATTTTGTCTACCATCCCCATACCCATCATGGGTATTTAATGAAGAATTAAATACATGGGAAACCCCTATTCCGTATCCAAATATTGATGAAGAAAATCCAAAGCATTATAAATGGAATGAAGAAATTATAGGCTGGGAAGAAGTACAGATATCAGAGTAACATCTGATATAATAAACCATAAGGAGAAATAATGCCAACTTTTAACACTACCGATCCAAAACCAGGATATGTATATGACTCAGGAGATGATACTTGGTATCCCCTTGCTGGTATTGCAGTACAGAGTTTAGATGGATTAACGGATGTTGTTATTTCTACCGCTGCATCTGGACAGACTCTTGTTTATAATGGAACTAACTGGGTAAATACCGCCGAGACTGGCGACGTGTCTGCTGTTTCAGCGGGTACAGGAATAACAGTAACCAGTGGTGCAGGACCAATACCTTCTATTGCAGTAGATGATACTTTAGTTGCAACTACTAGCAACACAATGACTTTAAGTAATAAAACATTAACTGCACCAACAATTCAAAATCCTTCAGTAACAAGTGGAACTTTTGTTACTCCAACTTTACAAAATCCTTCAGTAACAAGTGGAACTTTTGTTACTCCAACTTTACAAAATCCTTCAGTAACAAGTGGAACTTTTGTTACTCCAACTTTACAAAATCCTTCAGTAACAAGCGGAACATTTATTGGTGGAACATTTACATCTGCACCAGAAATTAATCGTCCTACTATTACAGGCACCACACAGATTGCTCAAATTCTTGAGTCGGCTGCTGTAACTTCCTTTTCAGTAACAGGCACAGTTATACTAAATGTACTTGATCAAGGTTCAGTTGTTTATTACACTAGTTCTGCCAGTGCTAACTATGTATTAAATGTAACTGGAAGCTCTACCACCTCTCTTGTTAATTTAATGTCAACTGGTCAATCACTAACAGTTGCAAATCTTGTAACTAATGGTGCAGGTGCTGCTAGATATTTAACTGCCATGCAAATTGACGGTACAGCAGTAACATCTGTAACCAAATGGCAAGGTGGAACTGCTCCAACTGCTGGAAACACATCTGCAGTAGATATTTATTCAATTACAGCAATTAAAGTAGCTAACACTTCGACGGTAGCATCAGCATTCACAGTATTCGCAGCACAAACTAAGTTTGCATAATTAAGGGGTGATTTAATTGCCATTACTTTCAACTCGTGGCGCCGCAGCCGTAAGAGGCTTTGGTAGATTTGGTGTTGTTAAAAACCCCCCAACAAGTGTTGAATATTTATTAGTTGGTGGCGGAGGAACTGGTCAAGGTGGCGATAGCAACACCGCAGGGGCGGGTGGCGGTGCAGGAGCATTTGCTGAATCAACTTTAAACAATGTATCTGCAACAACATCATATACTTTGACTGTAGCAGGAGGCGGAGGAACATCTTCATTTGCAGGAATAAATGCCGCTGGCGGAAGCGGAAGCACATCTGGTAATTCAAGAAATGCTGGATCAAATAATGGTAGGGCAGCAGGAGGTGGTGGTGGATCTGCAAACAATGGAGGCGCCGCTGGCGGTACAGATAATGGTAGTAGTTATGGCGGAAATGGCGGCGCAGGAACATCGAGTTCAATTTTAGGTGCAAATTACGCAGGCGGTGGCGGTGGTGGAGGAGACTCAGATTCTTGCTGTCCAGGTGCTGGTGGTGGAAATGCTCAGGGTGGTAATAGCACTGGATGTTTTAGTGGTGGAGGAGGTAGCGGAAATAGTGGTGGTGGAATGGGCTCATATGGTTGGTCAGCCTGTGGAAATATAAGAGGTGGAAGTAGTAGTGCTGGCGCAGCTAATACTGGTAGCGGTGGTGGAGGAGGATCAAGTAATCTGGCTTATGGTAGAGCTGCATCAGGTGGAGGATCTGGAGTTGTTGCAATTAAATATTCAATAAATTCTGATGCGCCAACAATAGGTGCGGGGCTAACATACTCAGATGTTAGTTCAGAAAATCATAGAATTTATAAATTTAATTCTGGTTCAGGGAATGTGAGTTGGGCTTAATGGCACACTATGCTTTATTAGACGAAAATAATATTGTTATTAATATAATAACTGGAATAGATGAAGACCAACTAATTGAAGGTCTTAATCCAGAAACTTGGTATGGAAATTTTCATAATACAAAATGTAAAAGAGCATCATACAATACAATGGCTGGAGAGCATTTATTTGATGGTATACCATTTAGAAAAAACTATCCACAAATTGGATATAACTATGATGAAGTTAGAGATGCTTTTATACCGCCAAAACCAGAAGATTTTCCATCATGGGTTTTAAATGAAGATAAATGTATTTGGCAACCACCTATTCCATACCCTACAATTGAAGACGGTAGTGATGAAATTTATACATGGGATGAAAATACAACATCTTGGCTCTTGCTTCCTCCCCTCTAATTAGTGTATAATTAAAACTTAAGGGGGGTAGTTAAATTGACAAACATAATTACATTTACAGATACTATTGGGGTACCAGAAGAATATCGTCCAGTACCCGCTTCAAAACTAGTTCCAGACTGGTATAAAAATTTAGAATCATATGCTGGTGGAGAAAAAAGACCAGACGGAAATGCAGGGACAACAGCAACAGCAAAACGCTGTATGCCTATTTTTGATGCTATTTCTGGCGGGTATATAATTTCAACTCATGTAGATTTATTTATATCTCAAAGACCAGATGAAAATGGAAAACTACATCAACATTATGAATGGGCAAATTTTGGTGCTATTTCTTTTCATCCAAAACATCAATTACCAGAACATCCAGATGACACAGGACATGAAGACTCCTATCCAAAATGGAATAATGCATGGTCTATAAAAACACCACCAGGATATTCATCATTATTTATATCTCCTCTTCATAGGGAAACTCCTATTATTGCGTTACCCGCAATTGTAGATACTGATACTTATAATGCTCCTGTTAACTTCCCTTTCGTTTTACGTGATCCAAAGATGGATGGCTTAATTCCAGCGGGTACTCCAATAATGCAAGTAATTCCAATCAAAAGAGATGAATGGCAAATGGAGATTGGGACACAAGAAGATTTTGCTGAACAGGCAAGGGTAACAAATAAACTCCGTACCCTATTTTTTGATTCCTATAAAAGACAGTATAGACAGCCTAAAGAATACCGCTAATTGTGGTATAATTTTTCTGAGAGGGTAGCGGAATAAATCTGCTATAATAAACACTATGCCAACTACATTTAACTACTCTGGTAAACCAGCCTTCATGTATGATCAGGAAAGTGATCAATGGCTACAACTGGGTGGCGCAATTGATACCTCTTCAGCATACACATGGGCAGGCGTTAATGCATTTAGTAATGACGTATCTTTTACAGATTCTTTGACCTCTAAAGAAGGTCTTAATAACTTTTTAAATCCCGCTGCAAGAGACGCAGCAATTGCATCTCCTGTTCATGGAACAGTAGCATTTGTTCGTCAGGATTCTGGCGGTAACACAATTAACCAATGGCAATACTACAGCGGATCCGCTTGGGTTGCTAATGATGGAGATATTTCTGCAGTTTCATCTGGCGTAGGTTTAACAGGTGGAGGAACTGCTGGTGCGCTAACTTTGACGGTAGACACAACATTCGTTGCTACCACAAGTAATACAATGACAATGAGCAACAAGACTCTTACAAGTCCTGTCATTACTGGTTTAACATTAAATGACTCAAGCATTATTTTTGAAGGATCTTCTGCTGATAATCATGAGACTACTCTTACCGTCACAAATCCAACGGCAGATAGAACAATCACGCTACCAAACAGTAGTGGAACAGTTTCCCTATTATCAGACCTAGAAGAGTTAGAAGTTCAAATGATTATGGGAGCACTATAAAATGCTATATAATACTATTGGAGGTAGTAACTAATGGCTACAACAACTAAAGCACTTTTTCGTGGTGCTGCAACAACTTCAGGAACTGCTGCACCTTTATATACCGTGCCAGCAACAGGAACAACAGCGGTAATTACAAACATTGCAGTGTCTAATCCACTTGCATCTACATCTACTTTTACTTTAAATATTGGTGGAACTAATTTTGCTGCTACCTCGGCGGTATCACCAAATAGCACAGTTTTAATTGATCTCAAGCAGGTACTTGAATATAGTGCAACAACTTCAAATATGCAAATCACAGCAAGTGCAGTAACCACAGCAGTAACATTCCATATTTCTGGAATAGAAATTTCATAAGGGGTAAAAAATGGGAATTTCAGTATTAAATCCAGCAGCAGCAGCAGATGCAGCTAGCGTAAATGCTAAGGTTTTTACAATAAGCGCTTCAAATACAACATATAAGGTAGCAGATACATTTCTTGCTGGAGGTTATACAATAACAACATCACCAGGAACTAGCCAACAAGTTGAAGTTTCATTTATTAATGCTAATACAGTTTTACAAACTGTTACAACAAGCAGTGGAACCGTTTCAACATCAATACCTTCAGAAGCAACACATGTATATATCAGAGACACTGGTGGATATAGTGATACTGTTGTTACAATAACATATACTTCAACAAATTCAACAGGTAGTGCTACAACTGGAACACTGGACACAATAACATCAACTGGAAATTATAATCAAACTGGCCTTTTATATGCACTTGCAATAGGTGGCGGTGGTGGCGGTGGCGCTGGATCAAGTGGGGATACCTCTAAAGCTGGTTGTGGTGGTGGATCTGGTCATTTTAGTGCTGGCTTTATTTATACTAATACTGCAATATCGGCAACAATAGGCAATGGAGGTTCGGGTGGTAATAATTCAACAGCTTCAGGCAGTGCTGGCGGAACAACTACTTTTAGTAACCTAAGTGCTGCTGGTGGAAATGGCGGAACTCTAAATAGTGGTGGAAATGGGCAGGGAAATGGTTCTGCTCCAACAGAAAACTATCAAGGCGGTCGCACAGGCAATTCAAGCGGAACTCCATATAAAACAATTACAGGAAATAGTACGACTGGCGGCGGCGGTGGTGGTGGATCATCTTATGAAGGCAGTGGAAATCAAGGTAATGGAGGAGCTGGCGCAGGATCAGGCATAGGTACTGGTGGAACTGGCGGAACAATTAATAGCGGAAATGGTGGTTTTACTACCGCTGGAAGCAGTGGAACTGGATATAGTGCAGGTGGTGGCGGTGGCGCAACAAAAAGAACAGTTACTTTTTCTGTTGGTGGCGCTGGCACAGCAGGCGTAATCTACGTATTGAGAGGATTCTAATATGTTCAACTTTGCAGTCCTTGATGGAGAAAATATACTTAATACAATAGTTGCAGATTCTAAGGCAATTGCTGAAGAAATTACAGGCAAGACATGTGTAGAATTTAATATTCCAAGTTGTGCAGAACCAGGTGGCACATATGTTGGTGGAGTGTTTATTCCACGTAAGCCTTACCCAAGTTGGGTGCTAAATGCAGACAATTTATGGGAGGCACCAGTTGCTTACCCAGAATTTGATCCAGAAAATCCTGTATTTTACACCTGGGATGAAACAACAACTTCTTGGATTGTAGAATAAAAAACTAAAGATATTTTTTTGGGGGTATTTATGGATAGAGATTTAGTGTATGTTCCTGAAATAGAGACTGCTCAGTGTTGGGGATGTAAGGAAGATTTTAAATTATATTCTGTGCAAAAAACTGGTATTAATTGGTGTAGAGTTTGTGCAATAAACAATAGATTGTCTGAACTAATAACTTTGCCAAATATTTTAAAAAAAATTATCAAATTTGCAGAAGAAAAAAATGAAAAAATTGATGATCGTCTTGTAGTTGATATTTCTGGGTTAGTTAAAGAATTACAAAAATAACCCTCTCATATTTCAGAGAGGGTATCTTTATGCCCTGAACTATCCAGGGAATTTATTAAGCCACTTATTTACAGCACCTTTATTGTAAGATGACCATGAACTCCAATCTTCCCCGCCCCTAGTCATACGATATGCAATTTGTGCATTTATGACGGGATTGAAAAGATCAGCATTATGCTCTAGATCAAATCGCTCACGGCGATCCTCTCCAAGCATATCTAGCATATTAATTTGAAAGACGCCAAATGAGGAGTCTCCAGTTTTGATGTTTCCGTTAAAAGCAAACGGGCGACCATTGGATTCAGCCTTAGCGACTGCATAGGCAGTCTTTAGACCTTTTCCTTTGAAACCCACTGCTCTAAGTAATTCAACCAACTGGCTGTCAGTTAAACCTGTAGCGTTATTATATTTTTCAAGTACCTTGTCATTATTAGCCTTAGATAGCAAAAGAGCCGCCTTGTGGGCGGCAGCAACTGCTGATTCGTTAGATTCATAAGACAAGTTATTCTTAGCAGCGGCATTTGGAATAGCACCCAAAAGTGTTACAATTCCAAACATAGTTGCAAGAACCCCCGATAGTATTTTTCTGTCTCTCAAGTTTTTCCTCCTTAGAAACGCAATAGCACTGTAATTAACAGTGCTATGCACTAAGTATAACATATTTTGACCTTTTAGGTCAAGTCAAGCACAAAATAAGTAAAATATAAATATTTCAGAGTGGTATAATAAACTATTATGGCGGAAACCAATACCTATGATCTACCCTACCCAACAAATGCTAGTCCTGTAAACGTTGCAGGCGACATACAGGCATTGGCAGAAGCAGTTGATGCTATTCTGCCTAGCCTTGGGCTTCCGTATCACACGTTAGAGGTTGTTAATAATACTGGCTCAACAATTGCAAAAGCAACACCAGTTTATATTTCTGGGTTTGGAACAAGCAAACCACGTATCTCAAAATCTGATGCCGACACGCTTTCAACATTTCCTGTAATTGGATTAACACAGGCAGCAATTGCAAATGGTAGTGATGGTGTTGTTTTAATAAGTGGAGTTTTTAGTGATGTAAATACCTCGTCATTTTCTGTAGGTGCTAGACTTTATGTTGCATCAGGTGGAGGACTTACAACAACAAAACCAACAAGCGGTGGTGGCGTAATTGGCGTGGTAGCAAAATCAAATGCATCAACAGGTATAATTATTGTAGGAGCAAATAAAGGTAATGGAACTTGGGGTTCTATGAAAGCAGGATTATCATGACAAGTTATAGAAATACAGGCGCATCGTCTTTTTCAATTAATAATACACCACCAACAATATCTTGGACGCTAGTTCGTGGAGACACTCCAGCATTTAGAGTTTATGTAACAGATGAAAATAGCGACCCCTTAACTATTGAAGATTGGGACCTTGCCATGGACATAGTTAGACCATCTAGCACAAATGCCGTTATAGTGGCCGTAACTCCTGGAATTTCTGCAGATGATGATGATGGAGAATTTACTGTAGCCTTGAATGCAAATCAATCTGAGCTATTGGCAACCAATGATATTTTTGATATTCAAATATCTGATGCAACTAGAACTTGGACTATTGCTAAAGGAACAATAACTGTAATTGAAGATGTAACTGGTCCATACGAAAGTTAATCCATGACCCTTAAAAGAGTTGTTTCTCTTTCACCTAAAAATACTTTTATTAAAAAAGTCAGTTATCCTAAAACAGATGTAAAAGGAATATATCCCTATAGGGTTAGGTTTGAAAATATTGGAATTTCTTCTGCTCCATCAGCGGGAATCGGAGTAGCAGTAATCGGCACTAGTTTTGTTATTTTGTGATATAATCTTTTATTATGGCTATAGTTCCTATTAATACCCTGAAGACAAAGTTTGAAACAGGCGACAGGCCTACTCAGCAAGACTTTATGGACCTTATTGATACTACTTCATACCGTGCTGATTCTTTAGGCGGGGATGGAAACAACTCCGTAACCATAAACGGAATAGAATCTCCAACAGCATTTGACACTATAGACACATCAACATGGAGAACTGTAAAGTATTTAATTCAACTATCCAATGCTGCTTCTAGTTCCTATAGAAGCACAGAAATCAACATAGTTTTTGATGGTACCAATCAAAACATAACTGAATACGGTTCAGTTAAGAACAACAATAGTGATGTGGGAACAATTTCTGCAGCACTAAATTCTGGTACAATTACCATGACGGTTACCCCCGTCTTAAGTCCGATGACCATACGGTATTACCGTACAGGTTTGAAGGCCTAAACCCCATAAGGAGAAAATGATGGCGACAGTCAATAAAGACTTCAGAATTAAGAATGGGCTCGTCGTTGAGGGAAGCACAGCAACCGTCAATGGATCAAACGTTCTTACAGAAGCATCAACTACATTTCTAGCAGAGTATGTTGCAGATACCGTTGGAGCAATGGTTTCAAGCAACACCGAGTCTGGTATTTCAGTAAGTTACCAAGACGGAGACAACACACTAGATTTTAATGTTGACGATTTTACAATTACACTTGGTGGAGATCTTTCAGGTTCTGTAACAATTACAGATCTTGCAAGTGCAACTCTTACCGCATCTATTGCAGCAGACTCTGTTGCACTAGGCACAGATACAACAGGTAACTACGTAGCATCTGTTACATCTGGCACAGGACTTTCAATTACATCTGGATCAATTGGAGAAGGTTCAGCAGTAGTCATTGCAAACGATGACAAAGGTTCTTCACAAAACATTTTCAAAAATGTTGCAATTACTGGTGGAGCAACTGTTTCAGCAGACTCAAATGATGACACTGTAACATTTACAGCAGGAACTGGTATCGGTTTAGTTGCTGCTACATCAACAGACACAATTACAGTTAACAATCTTGGTGTTCATACAATTACAGGAACAGCAAATGAAATTGAAGTTTCTGCTGCAACTGGATCAGTCACAATTGGTCTTCCAGACAATGTGACAGTTGGCGGGAATTTAACAGTAACTGGCGATCTAACTGTAAATGGAACCTCTACTGTTCTTAATACAGAAACTCTTGCAGTAGAAGATAATATAATTCTTCTAAATAGCAACGTTACAAGTGCTCCATCAACAAACGCAGGTATTGAAGTTGAGCGTGGCTCATCAGCAAATGCATCTTTATTCTGGAATGAGACAACCGATAAATGGACAGTAAATGATTCTACTACCTCCAAGGCAATTGCTTTGGTTGGAGATGCAACATTTAATACCTTCTCAACATTCACAGATGGTTCAAATAACGCAGAACCAGATTCATCATCTGACACATTCACATTCAGTGCTGGAACTGGTATAACCGCTGTAGTTAACGCAGGAGCAGACAGTTTAACAATTACAAACGTAGGTGTTACAGGTTTAACAGGAACTACCTCACAGGTTATTGTTTCTGCTTCAACTGGTGCTGTAACTCTGTCTCTACCACAGGACATTGCAAGTACAGCAAGCCCAACATTCGCAGCACTCTCAGTAGGATCTGGATCAGTTACAGCAGGTTCTGTAACTCTTGCAGAAGCCCTTATTGGTTCTGCAGTTGCAACCGCTGGAACATCTGCTTCCGTTGTAGATTCCTGGTCTGCAACAACATACAGAAGCGCTAAGTATCTTGTACAAATGAAAAAAGGCAATGATATTCAGACTCTTGAAGTTCTTGTAAATGTTGATGGAAATAACAACGTTTATATTACAGAATATGCTGATGTTATTAGCAACGTTTCTCTTGGAACTACCGACGCTGACTATAACGCAGGCAACGTTCGTTTGCTAGTTACAGCAGCAGCCGATGAAACAGCAGTAAAGGTACACAAGACGCTTATTGAAGCGTAATGTGACCACGAAGGGATAAGTGAACTTCAGTGGCAACAACTAATAAAGATTTTGTCGTCAAGACAGGACTTAAGGTTGCCACTGGAGTTACCTTCCCAGATAATTCAGTTCAAACAACAGCCTTCACAGGCAACGCATTAACAGTAGGGTCAACATTTCCAGTTTCGCCAAGTAATGGAAATTTATTTTTATATACAGAAACAAATCGTGTTTATTATTACTACAATTCTGAATGGTATGCCCTTGCAAACTTTGATGATACCGCAACTGTTCAAGAGCATACACATGACACATCTATTGGCGGTGGAGGATTTGTTGATGATATTTACCAATATGCTGGAGATGGAGTGGCTGGTCCATGGCTTGGAACATCTCTTGATGGAGGAACACCAGCAACAACATCGTTTGCTTTTGTAATTGATGGCGGTGCTGTAGCATGACAAACTTTGGTATAATAAGATTGATTACGGAGGCTATAAAATGGCAGTAAGAATTCAAATGCGTCGTGGCGCTGCCACATCTTGGAACTCCACAGACCCAGTTCTTGCACAAGGAGAGTTTGGTTTTGACACAACCTCTGGACAAATTAAAATTGGTAATGGAACAACATCTTGGAGTGGCCTAGACTATTTAGTTACAGATGGAAGCCTTGGAACCAGCCTTGGAGATTACATTGAACTTGCTGAAAAAGGATCAACCAGTGGCGTTGCAGAACTCGATAGCAACAGAAATTTGCTTATTCCTAATGCAAGTATTATTTTTGAAGGTTCAACAGCAAATAATTTTGAAACAACTTTAACTGCAACAGATCCAACTGCTGATCGCACTATTACTTTGCCTAATACATCTGGTACGGTAGTTTTAGCCGATAATAGCGGAAATGTAACTATTGGAGGAAATCTAACAGTAAGTGGAACAACTACAACCATTGATTCTACTACCATCAATGTTGTTAATTCATTTATTTTTGAGGGTACCGCTAATGATCACGAAACTACCTTAACAATAACAGATCCTACTGCAGACAGAACTATTACACTTCCAGATGCTACTGGAACTGTAGCACTCACAACAGACCTTTCATCATTTGCTACAACATCTTATGTATCAAGCTCAGTTTCAAGTCATAACGCTACAACAACAAGTGTACATGGCATAACAGATACAGGCGCTCTTGCAACTACATCATATGTCGGAACAGCCATACAAAATTTAGCAAGTACTTCTTTTGTAGGAAATTCAGTTTCAAGCCATAATGCAACTACTACAAATGTGCACGGCATATCAGATACGGCTGCTTTAGCAACAACATCATACGTAACTAACTCTGTATCCAGTCATAATGCTACAACTACCAGTGTTCATGGTATTGCAGATACAGCAGCCCTTGCGACAACTTCATATGTCGGAAATGCTATAGCAGCATTTGCAACTACTTCATATGTAACAAATTCAGTTTCTAGCCATAATGCAACAACTACAAATGTACATGGAATTACCGACACCTCGCTACTTGCTACTACATCTTCTGTAGCAACAGCAATACAAAATCTAGCCAGTACCTCATTTGTAGGAAACTCAGTGTCTAGCCATGCAGCGTTAACCACTACACATGGTGTTTCTGGTGCAATCGTTGGAACCTCAGATTCTCAGACACTAACAACCAAAACAATTGCTCTTGGATCAAATACAGTATCTGGCTCAATATCAGACTTTAATACAGCGTTAACAGATGCTGATTTTGCTACACTATCTGGCACAGAAACTTTTGCAAATAAGACCCTGACAAGCCCAGTAGTTAATACTCAAATTACTACAGCAAGCACATCATTTAATCTTTTGAATACTGTCGCTACTACGATTAACTTTGGTGGAGCAGCAGATGTCATTTCTCTTGGATCTGCCACTAGCACTGTTACAGTAAATAAACACCTTGTTGTAACGGGAGATCTAACAGTAAATGGAACAACTACAACTATCAACTCAACAACTCTATCAGTAGATGATAAAAATATTGTTCTTGCAGATGGAAACACTTCTGATGTTGCAGCAGATGGTGGCGGTATAACTCTAAAAGGTGCATCAGATAAAACCTTTACTTGGTCAGACTCAAATGATTCTTGGAGTTCATCTGAGCATGTCAGCCTAGCCTCTGGCAAGTCTTATAAAGTTAATGGCACAAATATTTCTGCTGCTCTTCCTGGTCTTACATGGGGAGAAGTTAAGAACGGCAAGTCTGGTCTAACAATTAGTTAGACTACTTTGCAAAACTAAAAGTACTTAACCTTTACTTAAGACTAACTGTTTATAAAAACACTGTAAATTATAACTTTTCTTTATATAAACTTTGTGGTATACTAAACACTACTTTGCGATTTGTAAAGTTCTCATATTATTTCTTGTGGAAAGGTATTAAAACAAATGTCAGATGTATTTTCTTTTCGTTTATTGGAAGAGTTTGTAGCCAAATATAAGTCTATTGAGCCTCCCTTTGGATTTGCCGATGCAGGTAATAACTCTCTTGGTGAGATAACTTTTATTCGCACCTATTCAAGAATCAAAGACGATGGCACAAAAGAACGCTGGCATGAGGTTTGTAAGCGGGTAATTGAAGGAATGTACTCTGTTCAAAAAAACCACGCAAAAGAAAATCGTTTACCTTGGAATGACAATAAAGCACAGAAATCAGCCCAAGAAGCATATGACAGAATGTTTAATTTAAAATGGACTCCACCTGGACGTGGGCTATGGGCTTTTGGTACCCCCATGACAATGGAGAGACGCAATTCTGCGGCCCTGCAGAACTGCGCTATGGTTTCTACTAGGGACATTGATAGAAACGACCCTGGAGCCCTTTTTGGCTGGGTTATGGATGCTCTGATGCTAGGGGTAGGAGTTGGTTTTGATACCCTTGGACAAGAAAAGGGTATGGAAATATACAAAACCCTATCAGAAGAAATAACATATGAAATACCAGATACTCGTGAAGGCTGGGTAGAGTCAGTAAGGCTTCTACTTAATTCCTATCTTAAAGCAAACCAGGCAAAAGTGGTTTTTGATTACTCCAAGATCAGGCCTTTGG